GCGGTTTGAACCCGTCTTTTTCTTCTCTCCCACATGGAGAGTTGTAATTACATAAGGTTGTTAACGATAACGCGACGATAGTACTTGTTAGTGCTAATAACGTTCGAACGACCTGAACCCTTAGTAAGACCTTCAGCGAATGGGTTTGCAACCATGCCGTAACGAGTCTTAAAGCCGATCTTTGGCTGGAAGGAAGTTGGATCAACTGCACGAACCATCTGAAGTGGAACGTATGGGCAGTAGAAGAGACCAGCGTCAAACGCTGAAGAACCCTTATAACCAACAGTCAAGTAGTTACCACCAAGAGCGTATGGGTCAATGTAAACCTTTAGGCGACCATTGAGAACACCAGCGAAAGTGTTACCAGTATCGTCTACCTGGAGGTTGTTTGAGTTAAGAGCAGGAGCGTAGTCGAGAACACCAGCCATCTGAAGAGCAGAAGCAACGTCTGAAGAACAGATAACGATGTTACCCTTGCCTCTACGAGTCTGCTTAGCAATCTGGTTAGCTTCGCGTTCAAGCTGGAACATAAGACCCTTGAACTTTTCAACTGACCAACGACCGTTTGAGTCAGTGTCAAGGTCGAACACACCAGCAGTAGTTGTGTTGTCCTGAGCACCAGCTTCAGCAGTGATGTTGATAGTACGAACTACTTCACGATTGATTTCAGCAAGAATTTCAGCTGAAAGAATGTTAGCAAGTTCAGTTTCTGCGTCGAGACCATGGATTGCCTTGAGATCCTGAGCAAGTTCCATAGTGTATTCTGCCTTGAGAGCACGAGTGTTAGCAGTAACAGTAACCTTCTCGATGCTGAAAGCCATCTGAGCGAAGTCAGTGTTCTGGTAAGTACCAAGAGCTTCTGCCTGAGCAGTTGACATACCAGCGCCAGTGTTATAAGTGTTAACAGCTGTAAGTGGTGAAGTGTTTGTAGCACCTGGGATAGTACCAACGAACTTGTTACCGAAAGTATTAGCACCTGAAGCAACAGTTGAGAACGCAGTATTAACTTCGTTGTAGAATGTTTCAGAGCCATCCTGAGCAGAATAACGTGAACGCATTGCGAAAATAAGACCAGTTGGACCAGTCATTGGCTGAACGCCGCAGATGTCATAAGCAATGAGGTTAGGCATTGCACGACGAACTAGAGAAATAAGAACTGGGTCGAAAGTATCGATACCACCAGCGCCAGCAGTAGATGACGAAGCACCCATGAAGTTGGCTGGAATTACAGAAGAAGCTACTGGAGTTTCTGTAAGTGTCTGATACTGACCGTGTGCTGCTGATTCAGTGAGAGCACGTTCAGTGTTCTCAAGCATCATAGCAGTTACAGAACGACGATGTGCGTCCTTAATTGGGTTAAGTGACTCGTGGTCAAGGACTGGAGCCCACTTATTTTGAATTTCCTCAGCTAGATACATTTTTGTTCCTTTCGGTTTTTCTAAGGTTTAGTATTATTTATATTAAATTACTTCTTAACTGTTCTTGCAAGAGCCTGAACGTAACGATTGACTGAAGGGTCAACAGATACAGTAGATTCAGAAATTTCGCCTTCAAAAGTTTCTTCTTCAATATTTGAAGAACGTGAAGGTTCTGTCTTGAAGTAGTTTTCTTTAACAATCTTCAACTTCTTTTCGTAAGTTTCAAGATTGCCATCGAATTCAATTCCTTCAACGAGAGCAGAGAACTTCTCCTGCTGTGTTAGTGCAAGATCAGAAGCGAGTTCTTCGAAGATTTCTCTTGCAGCTGATTCTACAATAGCACTCTTCAACTCTACATTTTCAGAAATTGTTTCATCAAGCTTCTGCTCAAGAGCTTCTACTTTTTCAGCAAGAGCTTCAAGAACATCAACTTGCTCTTGAGGAACACTAATATAATGTTCAGCAAAGAGATTTCTTAAACCTTCCATAAACTCTTCAGCGAGTTCATTACGGAGGGTTGATTCAATAGCTACTTCGTTATCTTTCATCCACTGTTCAACAACGTAATCAAGATATACGTCAAGCTTAGATGTTACTTCTTCAGTGAATGTTTCTAGCTGTTCAGTTAGCTGTGCTTCAAATTCTTCTTCAAGACGAGCAGTTTCAGCAATGATACGAGCAGAAACAGCAGCTTCAAAAAGAGTTGATGCCTTTAATTTAAATTCTTCTGAAAGTTCTTCACC